CAATTAGAATCTACAGCTGTATTTGCTATCTTAACGGCAACAGCTCTACCTCTTGCTCTACAAGATTGATATTGAGTAGAAGATGTAATGGTAAATGGCCCTAATGTTGAACTAGCTGCTGAGTCATTTGGAAAATTTCTAAGGTTTAATGTAACAATTGTATTACCAGCTTGAGTTAAAAAGTCTGGTAAAAATCTACTAACTCTCATCATAAATTCTCCGTCTCCTCTAAATGTAATTCCTTGTCTTTGATCCTGTGTAATATCAAAATCTCCTGAAGTAATATTAGCTGGAATGGCAGCTGTTGTTCCAATTTTAACTTGGTTAACTCCTGTTTCATGTTCATAATAATATGTAACACCATCGGTATTACCGGTCACATCAAAAGAGGTGTCTGTATCAGCATCATAAGATGTTGCATGTGGTAAACCAAATATAGCTGAATCAATCCATGTAGTTCTAGGAAATAAAGAATTAGCATTTGTATACCAAATAGGTCTATTGATTGTTGAATCTAGATAGCTATAGATTACACATCTATTATTAACATTTGAATCAGCTGTAGGATAAAACCACATTACTTCACCAAACAAGTTATTTAGTCCACAATAAATCATTTGATTAGAAGTTTTATTAAGATCATCATAAACATAGTCTTCAACTAAACAATCCATTGATTCTAGTTTACCAGTAAATCTAAAGAAACCATTTTCTGACATCCAGTAAGCAGCACCATCAACTTCGACAGCTGCATTTTTTCCTATTAAACCACAGTTAGTTCCTACTTGTTCAAAGGCAAAAGTAAAAGGTTGACCTACAAAACGCATGGTAAATAATGAGGTATCCGACCAAACATAAATTGTATTTCTACCTAGCTTAGCTCCTATGATCCGTGATCCGGCAGCCAGTCTTTGTGTACCAGCTGTATTGGTTGCTGTAGGCGTCCAAGTACTTAATGACTCTTGAGACGAGAATCTTATAAACATATCGTCTTGTGTATCGGTATTACCAATTGTCGTTTCTGTTCCAAATAAAACTAAGTGACGATCGGGTGTTGATACAATCATATCTCTAGATGCAGTTGGTGCACCAGATATAATAGTGGCTCTTGTTGCTGTTGCATTAGTTGAATCTGAATCCCATTCAAAGACAGATCCATTACAAATTAAAGCAACTAACGTTGTACCTAAATTATCTAAAGACCATAATCCTGGTTCTGCAACTTTATCAGTTGAAGCTGCTGCTTGACCCCATGCAGCATAGTCACTGAAGTTTGTAACAGTTGCGCCATCTGAATGAGCAGCCCTAGTTGTTCCTCTAACTGCTCTAGTAATTCCTGTTAAAGTTGTGCTTCCTGAAACTCCTGTATAAGAAATTTCTTCTGTGCCAACTTGAATATAGTTTGTTCCTGTTGTTGGAAATCCTGTGACAGAATCTAAAACAATACTAGTTCCTGATCCACCAGTTCCATAAACATTGTCGCCTAAAGCTCCATCTAAAGTATTAGTTTGAGGATTTGTTACTGTACCACCAAACTGAGATATACCCCAGCCGTAAACTCCAACTTGATCAGCTGGACCTACGTGGTAGTATCTATAATAAGTTATGCCTCCAGAAGTTGTGGCCCCTGAATCAGTTTCAGTAGCTCCCGCATTAATAGTAATAGTTGTGTTAGTGGGTGCAGATAACACCATAAATTTTTTATCACAAAAAGTATTAGCATCAAAAACAGAGTCAGTAATAGAACTAAAAGTAGAGCTATCACCAAATAAAATTATATCTCCTGCTACAAAGCCATGACCAGAAGAAAAAGTTATAGTAACAGTTGTGTCTCCATTAGTAGTAGTAAATGCACTGGTGATTGCTGTGCCTGATGGATTAACTAAAGGATGGATATCATAATAAACTCCTCCAGAATAAACGTATAAAATTCTATTAGTACCTAAGATAGAGTATTTAACACCTTCTTTATTAACCATTTGATGAATGGCACGTGTTGGGCCAGTTAGTTTTTTATCTCCAAGCGAAGCCCATCCGCCTACTTTTTCAGGTGTACCATATCTAAAACGAACGTTTTCTCCACCCGTCCACATGGCCTCTGCTCCTGTAGGGGTAAGTTGTTTATTAAATCCTGGTAAAAATCCTATCTTTTGTAGCATAAGAATCCATTATATAATGTTTTATAGATTTTGGTAGTATATATTTTCCTACACAATCCTTATAAAGGAGGCAGTAGGTATGGTGGAGTACTGCCTCCATTATAGGGATCATATCATCTTTTTAAACGAATTGGGAAGTCCTAAATGTGGGCGCCTATCGAACATATTTTCTTTAGCCCCCTTAGTTTTTCGATTGTTATAATGAAGAAATGCTTGTGCACAATCTTGGCCCTTAAATTTTTCTCTCCAATGCTCTAATTCCATACCTCTATAAACCAACATATCTCCTGGTTTTAAATCTACTTTAATACCTTTAGCTTTACTTTTAATGGTAATCTTTTTACCATCTGGTATGCCTACATTTTCTTTTGGACTTAAATATATTGGCCATTTATCTCCACCCAAATGAATAGTAGTAGATATTTCACAGCTAAACCTATCTTTATGTCTTTTTAATTCGTCATCCTTTTTATATATTCTTGTATATGAATACGATGGATATAGTTTAAGGTCTGTGTTCTTTTCCATAACAGGTTGACATTTTAACATTAAAGTTTCCATGGCAATATCAGCGTATTGAGAATAAGTATTTGGTACCTGTTCATCGTCCCATCTTCCTAATAGGAATTCAAATGGAGATATATACCTTGTTTTAAAACAAGTTTTTGCTACCTGTCTTTTTAGTAAAAGATAATTGTATAAAAATTCTGCTAATTCCTTTGGAACAACCTGTCTAATAATTACGTATTTATCTTTTTTAAAGTTCATATTAAAAATAATTAAAGTTAATAACCATTCTATTTTTACAGTTAGTAGAGTTAGTTCCAGAATGCTTTATCTTAGAATTAAACAATACCATTCTATTGTTTTTGCTTTCTATTTTTTTGCCTTCAATAACAGTATAACCATTGTTATCATTAACATAATAAATACCAACTTTACATTTAAAATCTTGATCACAGTGTGGTTTATATTCTACTAGCTTCTGAGTAATAGGAGTTAAATTAGCTTTTATTCTTATCAATGATAAGGGTTTTAGTTTATCTATTAAAGGGTATAGGTGATGATAAAAATCTGAATTGACTTTATAGTCATTATAAAAAGTATGGTAGAAATGATTGTTAAATAAATCATTAGCATTATTTTTAAAATGTATTTTATCAGATTGAAAAAACCATGGAAAATTACTTCCTTCTAACATAGACTTTAAAATTAAACTGTCCTCTGTCGCTAAATAATTATCTATAATTTTAAACATCTTTAGCCATGCCTGAAGGAATAGCAGTTATATTCCAGTGTATAAATCTAAAAGGTTCTATACCATGATCAACTGCAAACTCATGTTGTAGGTATCCAGGAAAAATAAGTAAGGTCCCTGGCTTTGGGTTAAAATGAACAAGTTCTGTACCAAGAAAGATAGCGTTCTTTACTGGTCTTGTATTTAATTTAATTGTTCTTAGACCAGTTCTTGGGTCATGAAATACTGGTAGAGAAGTTTTATTACTAGCTTTTAAAAAATAAAATCCTGATACATGTTGATTAGAATGTATGTGTGCTGAATGATGACCACCACCGTCTTTAGCAAATTCTTGTACCCACATTTCAGAAAACATTGTTTTATATTGTTCCATATCAAAACCCATATAATTTAAAAATTCCCAAGACTGTTGGCCTACATAATTTCGTAGGTCTATAAAATCATTATCATGGGTTAATGGTGTTGAATGCCAAGACACACCAAAGTCCCCAAATTTTTTTATATATTTTTTAGCATCAGGTCTGTTTTTTGATTCCTTAATATATTTATCACTTGCTTTAGTTAATGATTTAACAAACTCCGGTTTGTATTCTGACCAAATAGGTGTTTTAAAATGTTCTGTTTTGTCCATATTATTTATACGGGTACCCTACATTCCATAGAACTAAGGAATACCTTACGCCTTTTGTTACGGGTTTAACTCGATGCCAAAGAAAGCTAGGAAAAACAATCACACTTCCTCTAGGTAATATCTCTGTCGCTTTTCTTAAATGTTTAGTTTCATCTCTCATTTGTGGGTCGTAGTTTCTAAAATCAAATTCTAATTCACCACCTTTATACTCAGAGCCATCTGTTAGTTGGCAGGTTACAGATAGTTTTCTAATCATACCGTGATCTCTTCGACCAGGATGGTTATATGGTTTAGGCCAAGTATCTTGGTGCCAATCATAGTATTGATTAAGTTTATATTTTGTAAATTGAATAGATTCCGAATGCTCCCATTTAAAATTCCATCCTGCTTGCTCATTAGCACGATTTATGTAAGGATGTATTTCTCTGTAGATCCACTCCTCATTTAAAAATACAACATCTGAATTTCTTTTTTGTTTTAAATTTAATATTTCTTTTTTATTAAGTTTTCTCTCACCATAACCACCTGTTCTAGCCAGCTGTTCTTTTTGTTGTAATCCAAACTTAATAACATTCTCGCAAAATCTAGGTGTTAGTACACTGTCAAAATACCAAAAATGTTCATCTAACATCATAAGTTTTTAT